GTGAGAACCCGTTGTACGGTATCTTCTATAGCGCGAGGTGTGTACGCGATCAAGGCACCGTCGATGTTTGAGTTATCAAAGTTGGACCGGAGCGTGAAAGTACCGGCAGCGTAGTTCACGTTGGCAATACGAAACTGACGCCCAAACAACTGGAATGTTGACGGAAGCTCGCCGCCGCCCGTATTGATATTGAACATTACAACGTCGCCGTCTGCCCATGACGCAGGAAACGATGCCGAGACTACCGCGGGATTGGCCGTCGAGACACTACTTACGACGGGCGCCGCTGTTTCGTCCTTGACATGCGTTAATCCTGCAACGAACCGAAGGAAACCCGCAGTAAGCTCCGCCTGGTACGCTTCAGTCTGGCTGAACTGGAAATCCTTCAGAACTGCCGTAGCCCCATACCGGGTTTCTCCAACAAATCTAAATCCCGGACGCCGCATCCATGCCCCGTTCTCCATTGGCATACCGTTCAGGCTCTCGTTCATGCCTGTCTTATACGCCTCCAGGTTCATCCGCCCTTGGGCGGACGGAGACCATATGCCGCCCCTGAAGTCAGTCTGTACGAAGGAAGCGCTTCCCATATGCTACACCCGACATGACAGGTAGGCGTCTTCAGGAGGCTCTGTGGGTCCAGTCTCAATTCCGTTCACAGCACGGGCTTCCGTCATGAACTTGTTATACATGCCGCCGAGTTCGCTGAGTTTAGAACTCGATTGAGTGAGTACCTCGCAGACTTCGAACGCAAGACGGGCAGAAAACCCATCAATGAACATAGGGTCCATATCATTCGGGTCTTCGACATCGGCTACGAACCGAAAGGCGATTGGCCCCGGCATGACAGTCGTAAAGTAGTTCCCCTCATACTGCCAATCCGAGTACGCCAGGCCCGCAGGCGCGCCAAGCGGCAGATACGACCCTTGCTTGGGAGCCTGCGGTGCTTCCCGGAGAAAACCTTTTGGAAGCCTGAAAATGTTTCGGCCCGACGTTACGATGTTTGAGCCCGCGGCAATCGGCGCAGTGTAACTCGACAATGCCATCGTCTGACTACTCGTAACTGCCCAGAACGTCGGGCTCGACGCGGGGGCATGGTTTTGGTTGTTTGCCTGGATGGAAACGTAGGTGACACCAGAAACCTTGACCCGGTTGCCAATGTCGTAGATACCAAACTGAACCCAAGCAGGAACCGTGATCGGAAGCCAGTAGGTGATATCAGTCAGGACATTCCCCGTGTTTCCATCCTGCACCGATATGTACGCCAAGGCTCCGCTGTAAACCTGTTCACCGATCGTGTACGTGGTTGTAGACGAGTAAACGTCTGCCGTATCGGACCCAAAATACCCGACCCAGTGATCGTAAGTGCGGGCGTTCGGGTCAAAGCCTATGCCTACGCCAATACAAATCCACGCTTTGCCATCACGGTACACCCGGTCGTTGATCTCGTACTTTACAAGCGCATCCCAAGTAGAAAATATGATGACGTTCGTCGTGTCAGTTCGGGCGCGAAGAACTTCTGTGTGGATCGCGTAGCGCCAGACATTTCTCCGGAGTTCTGACTTGCGAACCATATCGTAGCATGTGCGGAGTTCAGACGCATTCTTGCTGTCCTCGGTCCACAAGAGCCCCGCGGCTATCCTGTCGGCACCTGCACGCTGGAGCGCCCGATTGGCGATGTCCGTTTCAGTTATCACGCTGCGAACTTCCCTACGTTACCGCTGACGATACGCTTAGCGACCCAGTAACTTCCGATGCCCGGAACGATATCGCCCGCGCTGACGGTAGCCTGGATTTTGAGGCTCGTTCCGGTATTGTTGAACAGCCGGATTTTGAACCGGGCGAAATGGTTAACAGCCGTGGTCAACGAAGCCGTCGTGAACGCACGAGCCGCGGTTGCGTCGTTGTAATACTGACCCATCAACATGGCCGCGTCGCCCGGAGGTGCCACGATACCTGCAGCGGGTGACATTTCGAACATGATGTTCTGGCCGGTAGGTGCGACACTATTCGTCAGTGTCCAAGTCACGGTTCCCGCGGTGTTCTTGAGAAAGAACATGCAAATGTCGATCTCATAGGTTCCACCAGCGACTAACGGAATATTCGAGGTAGTCCCAAAGAAGTTGGCAATGGTAGTAATCGCGGCGCCAGTGGCACTCAGTCGGAAGCTGTGTTCCACGGGAGAGAGGCCACGACCATTGGTCGTGTCGATAGTCTTGAGGAATGACACACCGTCGAATTCCTCAACACCGACTTCTTCGGTCGTCAGGTTCGTACCAGTCGTGAACTTTAGGGGGGCACCACTTGCCGCGGCGGCACCTGCGGCCAAGACAATCTTCTTGTTGGTTAACGTCTGAACGGCGGTGTCAACGACGTTGGCCCCGTCGGCCACGTTGATCATGGTCCTGATTTGGGTGGGCGTCAGTGCTGCTGGTACACCACCAGCCACACTCCCGATGACAGTGTTAGCGCCCAGATTTGCCATCTTGGCCAGGGTAATAGCAGCCGCGTCAATCGTGTAGACAGTCCCGGAACCGGAGACGGTGATATCCCCTTTGTCACCGTCGGCCACCGGTGGGCCAGCAGCACCAGTATCACCTTTTGTCCCGATGATGTATTGAGCAGTCATATCATTTACTCCGTCCAGTCTTCTCATCTACGATAGCATCTATAGCGACCTTTTGCAAAGGCAAAAGGTCTGTCAACATCTGGAGATCGACGACGACCTGATCGGGTCGTGTTGCCGGGGGATCGCGACCAGCTAGCTGATTGGGCCTCGGCATTAGATCACCTGTCCACCAGTTGCAGTTACACCGGCTATTGTACCGGGAACCGTTGTGAACGCCCGGAGGACACTGTTACTCGACACAGTGTACTTTCGACCCGTGAATGTCCCGGTTTGCGCCAGGCTGAAGTACGCCGCGTAACTACCCAGATTTGAAATGATAAAATCAGTGAATGTCAGGGCAACGTCCGCGTATAGTGCGTCAAGGGAGAGGTAAATGAAACCCCGTTCGGTGGCGTGACCAACGATATCAAGTGGTGCTGACAAGGAAAATCTGCACGTCCCGTACACTTCGATGCTGGCGCCAAAGTCAGAGAATAGTAGTTTGTCAAATGTCCCGGTGAACCGAACTGTTCCCGGTGGCGAATATGCGGGGTCACTTCCCAGCGTTACGAGGTTTCCTGAGTAGATACAGGTTACAGCGCGGTGCGAAATTGATGCCCCCTGGAAAGTGACATTGTTGATATAGATCATGTACCCAGGAATACCGTAGCTAAGTTCGACACAGGCGGTATTCTTGGGCGTGATGATCACATTCGCCGGGCTCGCAGCATTCCCGTGGATATAGACCAGGCCGTCGGGGGTTTCAAAGACACCGGTGTAAGCATAGGCGTATCCTCCGTAAGTGCCATCAGCCAGTTGGAAGGTAACGATATATCCGTTGAGGGAAATGTTCTGTGCCACCCAGTCGAAGGCGTGCTGGAGCGTCCTCCACGCTTCACCAATGTTGTTGGCGGCACCTGTCTGGCTGTCGTCACCGTCTGGACGCAAATAGAATGTCGTGTCCGCGGTTAATAGCGGCTTACCTGGCCCCGCAGGGCCTTGAGCACCAAAGACGTATTGGTTGGGCATTTCATTATGTCGGAGTGATGGACGCGGCTGCAACGGAAGCCGCTGCTGCTTTCGTCTCGTAAAGACTTACGATGTGCTTCAGGTCTTCAATAATCGACTGACGGTAGCGCTCGACAAGGACCGCGTTGGTAGCGCCCGGAAGACTGAAGTAATCCATCAAGGCGTTCTCAAGACGAGTGACTTGGGGTGCCGTGATCGTCAAGTTAAAGGATACAACGGCCATGGTCGTTACTCCCCTGGAATACGTGAAATTGTGATGTAGACACCAGTCGCGGTTACGATCTGGACTTCAAACTGACCGGGTGGAGCATCGAACACAATCAGACCATTTGCTGCATGGGATACACCCAGTGAAAGCGACGTGACGCCATTTGCAGCGTACTGCCGCACCTGTACAGTTCCAAAACCTGTTCCAATACATGCACTTTGATACTTTCCCCCATTCAGAAGATTGAATGATTGCGATGCACTGATGTTGGAGAATTTGATGACTTCCTGACCGCGCATCGGTTATTCCCCCGGAATGCGAACTATGTTCACATACACTGCGGTTGCAGTTGCGATGGGGAACCTGAACTGTCCTGGAGGAATATTCACCGTTGTCGTATTATTCGCAGTTACCGCAGTGATTACAGGAAGCCACGTTACCCCGTCTGGACCAAGTTGTTCAAATCCGACGCTACCGCCGCCGAACGTGGCAGTCACAGAAAATTTGTACTGCCCACCGGACAACACAAATTGTGCTGTAGTCGCACTGATGTTGAGGAAGGTAACTGCCTCTTGAGCCCGCATGGTTTACACCTGCGAGATCAGGTTGCTGCGTCCATCGATTACACGGCGTACAAGAGCCTCCACAATGGCATTCACTTCGAGTGTGGTGATGCCCTTGGTGTCATCAATGCGGAGTTCGATATCAGTGCTACCAGTGCTGGTCCCAACCACTACGTCGTCGGGGTTCGCGTTGACAGACCGGTTCAAACCAAAAAAGCGTTGTGCCATCAGAAGGTTCCTTCAATTCTTGCTATACATTCACGGATCGCGTTCAGGAATTGATTTCTCGTCAGGGTCGTGTCCCATTCTACGTTTACAAGACCAGCGCGCTTGTTATTCTCCGCCGTGAGAAACGTCCCCCAGTTGGTGTTCAGGGTATTTACGTTACCCTGTGTCGGAGTTGCGCCTTCCGCCACCAGGGTAGCGATATTCGCAGCCACCGTTGCCGTCGACGGAAAGTCTCCCGGGCGAGAAACCGCGAAGGGGGTAGCAGCCGAATATGAAACGCTATTGAATGCCACGGTGATCTCCCAAAGGTATTGAGGGAGCCGAAGCCCCCTCGGATATTACTGGTCGACGCAGGTCACATCAAGGTAGGCGTTGCCGGTCGCGGTAGCCGCAGCCGTCAGCGTCACAACGATGTCGAACTTGCCGCCCGGATCACTGGTCAGGCCAACAGCTTCCCACAATGGCTTGACACGATTGGCCAAGGTGTAGAAACCACCTTCGAAGGTGACGTCAATCGGGACAAGCTGACCGGCTACAAACGAGTAGGCCGAAGCGAAGAAGTCCGCGTCGATCACGGTGCCCGGGGTGATGCCTACGGCACAATCCTGGGCAGTGGCCGCGTAGTACACACCAACGTCACCAATGGCGCCAGCGATGGCAGCATTTTCGACGGTGATATGCTTCACACGCGAGTTGGAAGGCACTCGAAGCACGAGGTACTTCGAGGCGATGCTATCACCGTTGGTGATCGTGAAGAAATCGTCGTACTTCTTCATACGACCGCCGCCGCCCACACCAGCCTGCTGCGCCACACGAGGCGAAGCGTCCTGGTTGGTGACGGAGACGGACTTAACAGTTACAACAGCCATGGGTCAGTTCTCCCTTACGGTGTGATATCGGCGCCGGAGGTATCGGCGGCGAGGATTTGGATAACCTTGCCTGCTTCAGTACGGGTCGCGCCGAAGCTGACGACCGTGCTGATATCCCAAGGATTGCTAGAGAGGTCGAAGCGCTGGGAGACCTGGGTCTTGATGTCTTGCCACATACCGAGATACATGCCGGACTTCACGAAGACAAGGCAACCGCGGGTGTTGGCCGAAACAACCGGAAGACGCTCGGACACAACAATGTCGAAGCCCATGAACCGTCGGACAACACCGTTCTCCAAGACACCACCCTGCTGGTTAAAGTCCGAAGACGTCACCAAAGCCTGGTTGCGGAGGTCAGCGTGCTGCGAAGAACCGATCACCAGGCAAGCGCCACTGGAATTCAGTTCGTCGGTGTTCTGGAATTTTTCCAGAATACGTCGGGCTTCGTTCAGCTTGGCGACCGTCAGACCGACAGCAGCACCGGCACCGAAGGCCGAAGCGATCTGGAACTTCGAAGTATCGAAAGTTTCTGTGGTCAGCAAACCAGCGTCCGCACCAATGGTGGCGGCAGCAGTTGCAGCGCGGATGATCTCATCGTCAAACGCGCGAGATACCGCGGCAGCGGCACGCTCGACGAGCTTGCTCTTGGGATCAATGGGGGTCTTCAACTGGTCGAAGTTGTCAACCAACTGATCGCCTTCCTTGTCGATGGGCATAACCCACCGGCGCTGGTAATCAGCGGGAATGTTCTGCTTCGGGGCAAAGCGACCCTCGGGGGTCTTCAGTGCCATCGCCGAAACGAGGTTAATGGGAGAAGCAAGTTTGGAACCGGCGTGGGAGCCGTTCTCAACCTTGTCGCGCAGGCGAGACATCTTCTGCTGCAAGTTCAAATTGAGCAGGGTCTTGTACTGCGTTACAAAAAGGTCTGTTAGACCAGTGTCAGCCATGGGATCACTCCATTACGTTACAGGATGACCCACGGCTTCAAAATGAAGGTGTCGGGGCGCCGGGGAAAGTAAACTCATGACAGGAGGCACGAAACCTCCCCCGGCGATGTTGTTTTTATAGCACGGAAAAAGGACTGTCAAGCCCCCTTGTTATCCAGTCATTACTCGGGTCAGGTCGTTGAACTCTTTTTGGGCCAGAACGTCACCGTTCATGAGTTTGTCAACCCAAAGTTTGTCATTCTGAAGCTGGCTCATCTTGTAGGTAGCCTCGTCCTTGGTCAGAGCACCCGGAGTGGGGCCACCACCACGAACGAACTTGTCCTCGCCCATGCTTGCCCCAATCGAACGGAACATTTCCATGGTCGCGGCGTAACCGATAGTCTTCTCCAGCGCCGCCTGCTGTTCCGCGGTTACGCCGAACTTGGCCATCGCATTGTCGGCGACAATCTTGTTCGTGTTGAAGCCCGCACCCCAGTTTTCCTTCAGCTTGTCAGTTTCCTGGGCGAGTTTAGCCTCTTGCTCTGTCGAGAACTTCAGGCCCTCAGTCTCCGAAATCTTGATCAGCTTTTGCGCCAGTAATTGCGCCGTTGCCTTCGGGAGATTGAGTTCCTTGGCCATGGTCTGGAGCGCCGTCACTTCTTCGGCACCGATTTCGCGGCCATCGGTGAACTTGACTGCGGTGAAATCGTAATCCGTCGGTTTCTCGGGGACACCGAGCTTGGCATGAACCTTGTTCCAGCCGTCCACGTCTGAAGCGTCCTTCGGCATACGCAGGAGTTGATCCTGGGGAGCGCCGATCAGCTTCTCGGCCTCGCGATGGGCTTTGATAGCTTCCAACGCGGCTTTGTCGGGAGTGAGTTTGTCCCAACCGCGGTTCTGAAGGTATCCCAAAGTCTCGCTA